CCTCTTTGCTCTGCAGCTTTTACAATTTCATATCCAGGATCACCAAATACAAGCGGACCCGATACCGACCCAGTACTCATGATTTCGGAGATAAATTTCTCCACCGCCATTTCACTAAAGACGGAATCAGTAACCTCAGTAGAGGAGGTGTCAACGTTAAAGGTCTTGGCGCTCAAAAAAGGAACCCAAGATTTAATCGTGCATTTTTGAGCGGGAGTAGCAAGGGTAGCAGCAATTTTGGAAGGTTCGATCTGGATTGCTGTCTGGGTTACTGTCGTCGTTTTTGTTCGGACGACCACATAATCACCGGCAGTCCCCACATAAATTAAAGTGCCAGCATATAAAATTCGGCCAAAACCCCCAGTCGCCACGGTAAGAGTGGAATCACCTAAGACGATTGCACCACCTAAATCGGCTACTCGTGTGGAAGGTTCCTCTCCAAAACCATAAGTACCAGAGATAAAAAATTGCGTATCACGGCTAGGGGTGAGGTTGTCACTCCGATTTAACTCTAAAATCTGATTGGACATTCTAATCACTGACTAAACTTTTCTAGTTATATTGTACTATAAAAGATTAGTAAATGTGTACTCTAGAAGCCTAAAAGTCTAGCAGTGGTAATTTTAAAGGTCGCTTTTGGTCTGATAATCCCTTCGGGGGTTTTGGTATAAGGAGTTAAGTGAGGCTGATCTAGAAAATTCCAGTAGCGAGAAGATTTAAGCCTTTCAATCACTGGTGTTAGGGATTTCTCTAGATTGTACTGTTTTAGGGTAATGCAATAGTTATTTATACCTACGGTATATCCTAGTAAATTTTCGTGATAAGGATTAGGCTCTCTTTGAATAATTGCTTCGATGCCGCTATTAGGTTTTACTTTATAGTTAGGGGGTAATTCAGGAGGCTCCACCCAAATAGCGTCTATTTCATTTAATTTTTGCCCTGTAGGGCTTGTTATTTCGTACTTGCCTAAGTCAATACCGATAAGTATCTTTAAATTGTTTCTAATACCTAATAAAATATCTCTTAATTCTGATTCACTCATTTAATTTTTCCTTTAAGATTTCACTATAAGCCTCAATTGGATTATAGTCTTCTATAGCCGTGTCGATAAATGGGCGGGCGGGAACATCTGTCACCGTCCCATCGTTACGCTCTATTTGATACCCTTCATGGACAAGAGCGGCATGATCAGCAGTGTAACCGATTACTTTATAAGTATCCGATACATCTTCAATAAATTGGCTATTTTTTAGCTCACCTGTATCTACAATGTCCCGAGGTGAGCCGACTACACTGCCATTTTTTCGTACGGTTTCCCGTGGCCAGTTCCATTTAGTATCTTCTATCTGAAAGTTAATCTCTTGGGCAAATTCGGACACCATTTCCCCAAAAGCTTCAGTAGCTAAGTCTTTTCCTAGATTCCAGTTAATCATTAAAAAATAGCTGTAAGTTATCCTTACAGCTATTATAACAATTTATTTTTATTGGTTTTAGGGAGTGTTTTTTTGTTTTTTTTTCAACCGATAACGACGACATCTTTCGGCGTTAGTCATTGAATCAGGGTGGGGAGGTTTTCCTGCCGGATTGCCAGTAAAATGATGATTGCAATCCTTACAGCGATAACGCTGTTTTCCTGACACAGAGAACCCTTTTTTAGAGATTCTCTGTGATTGACATTTGGGACAATTAAAGAACTCCATAATCTCCTAGTGTAAACATAGCCTCTATGTCTCCTTTTTTTGCTTTTGCTTTTGCTTCTGCTATTGCTTGACGATCTTTCTCATTCTGTTTTCTTGTTTTGTCGTCCATTTTACGATAAGCTTTTTCAGCTTCTTTGAAACCTTTAAAAACCGAAACGCTACCCCATACTTCGGTCTGATAGCAATCTTGGAATAAACCAGATTGTAAATCTTTTTTAATTTTAAAGATAATTCTCTCGAAAATGGTGTCAGTAACAGCACCCTCAAAACCGACTACATAAAAGGATTTTCCGTTAACAGATAAATGTGCTATACAAGCGGCGCGCCCAGTATTGACACAGCCTAACGATTCCGCTCCTACCACATAACTTAGGTGGCGAGATAACTTGTGTTGTAAAGACTGCTCTTTACTGGTCGTCGCTTGTTTTTTGACAGTCTTAACTCGATTGACTGTGACATTGTATGTCTGTAGTTTTTCCATATATTTTTCTGACCAAGCCTTAGCCGCTTCATAGCTACGGCGGTAAGACACTTTATCATCAGGAAAATAGCAAAACCATTTATCTTTATTGACACCAATACCTTTTTTAATTTCAACTTTTTCTGCTACTGCAACGTAGTGACCAGGTGCTTGTCTGTTAAATTTCATCGTAACCTCTTTTGTGTTTGTTGGCATATAACCAATATAACAGGTATATGTTTGTATGTCAAGTAGTTTGTCAAACTTTTTTATTATCTTTTTGTAGTTCGTAGATTTACCTATGGTTACACTGATCGCAGAACTGCCAAAAATCTCGGAAAATTAAGCCAATAAAGTAATCACACACTTTTTGACGGATGATAACTGACAACTGATAACTGATAACTGACAACTGATAACTGACAACTGATTACAGCATCGGATATTTGTCTAGTACTGTTTGTACTTTCTGATCTAAAGATTGAGTTATTTGCTCAATCTCTTCGCGGAAAGTTTGAGCCTTTTTAATTTTAGGAATTTGTGTTGTTTCGATTAGTTGTTTATCGTTAGACATGACTTAGTACCTCGTGTGTTTTGGTTACTTCCTATTGTGGATCATTCTCCCAGTAATGTCAACTATCTGGGAGAATCTTTTTTGAACAAGTGTACTACTGATAACTGATAACTAGAAGCTAACTAATCTCTAAGTCGTTAGCGTCAGCAAAGTCATAGATGTCCATGTACCAGTCTGACCATTCATCAGGGTCAGACAAATTGACTTTATCGACTGCCCACCGTCTCGAAAAATATAGTCCTGCTTTCCACTTGTCAGGATATGGATGCTTTGCTTTTTCGGTATCGTTGGGAGTAAGAATAAACTGGAGAATGTCTTTTCCCCATTTACCTTTTTTGATATTGTAAAAGCAAGACAATGCGTTAATTAAGTCGTCGCACTCTTGTTGGTAGTCAGCAAAGTTTTCTGGCAGTTTAAACTTAGGCTTTTTAGCCATCGGTTTTTTATCTAGCTTAGGTTCTGGTTTGGTTTCTGGTTGATTGGTTTTTAGTTGCTTATTTTCCTGTTCCAGTTGATGAATACGCGTATGTAATTGAGTAACAGATTCGTTTAGAACTGTTATTTGATCTGTTTCTTTTTGCAGTAGAGAAACTGTGCATTCAAGATCGTGTATTCGCTGCTTTAAGGCTTCCTTTTCAATCCATGCTTTATTGAACTCTTGGTATTCTAAGTCAGGTTCACTTAACAAACAATCAACTTCGTCAGGTTCACCCCACAACAAATCAACGAGCGCAACCTGTCTTTTTTCAGAGAAAGATAACTCATTATCGGTCTTTAGTTGGTTGTCACTTCTTTGATCCTCTTGTGGGGTGTACTTGCAATGATCTAAATAGTCCCATAGTCCATAGGGAAAAAGAAACTCTCGATCTTCTTGACTAAAATTTTCTAGTGCGTCAAAAAGCTTTTGAGTGTCATAGTCCGCAACAGATAAACCCTGTCTTTTGACTGTAACATAATCACCGTTATCGGTGACGCTTAGTATTCCGTGGTTTCCCTCAAAGTATCTTTGGTTAATTTGATTAAGATTGTCTCCAATACGCTTAATAACTGTATCTCTTTCGTAGAATTCGATAGAAGTCATAGCTTGTTACCTCGTGTGTTTGTTTGCCTAGTCTTATCTTACAAAATTCTCCCAATAAAGTCAAGTATGTGGGAGAATTATTTCTGAACGTTTGTACTACTTGTTAATCCCAAATAGTTGATGATGATAACTGATAACTGATAACTGATAATTGGTGATTAATACTCACTAGGGAGAATTAAAACACCTTGCCCGGTTCCCATATCACACAAATAAAGAGTGATTCCTGGAATGGGAAAATCGGTCAAAGGTATCTTTTGAGTGATTACGGGTTCATCTGTATCTCGCTCGCAGATAAGAGATGCTGACTGATCAGGATTAACTTTTAACTTCCAAAATTGAATCTGACTTAAATCTTGATTGCTTTTAATAATGGGTTCACTTTGCCACGAAGCAATCGCATCAAGTAACCAATAGGCTCCGTTTTTCGCTAAATACTTGACTCCGTCAGTATATAAAAAAGGGTAGTTTTTATTACTGTAGTAATTTTCTGTGCTACTGAATTGATCAAGATTTTCTAGGTTCATTTTGTTACTCCTAATTGCTTACTGTTTACCGATAACTGATAACTGATAACTGATGTGTGTTTTGGTTACTTTTTATTGTGGATCATTCTCCCAGAAATGTCAACTATCTGGGAGAATTATTTCTGAGCATTTGTACTACGTCTTTGTTTGTAGCGTTGGTGTTGAGATTGTTTCCGCTTAGGATCAAGTTCTCGATGTTCCAAGCAGTACCCAGATTTGTTTCGGGTATTAAGTGCTGTAAATTTACCCAAAACTAAGCAGGCAGCACAATATTTAGTTTCAGAGATAACTGCTTCTGTAGAAAAGTTGATTCCTTTTTTTGCGATTATCTCAGGAGGTTTATCGCAAATTAAAGCTACTCTTGTCAAAGCTATTCCTGATAAAGAGCAATCTTGTAGTTTAACAAAACTTGAGTTAGTGTTAGTATTGTCGATTTTTTGAATAGAAGATTTTAAAACCTTAAAATCTTCTAATTTAAGAGACAAGATTAGAATCATAGCAAATACGCTGTTAATAGATTAAATTAAACAGTTTAATGACTTGCTTAGGTCACTAAATTTTAAAACCATCTAAGGAAAGATAAATTTTACTGGCATAGATGCAACCTTATCCTTAAATGCTTCTAGGGTAATAATTGCATCGTATTCTTTACAGGAAAGCTTATCCTGTAAATACTCGTGGTATTGAGATTTTAAGTCAACTATTTTTGACTGCCCCCAATCACATTTCGAGAAAAATTCTAATTCTGCATAAAAGTCTTTACTAGGATGAGACTTAAACTCTTCACAGAATGCAAGAAAATGATTATAAAGTAAATTCTCGGAAACGAAAGGATTATCATCGGTTTGGGAAACATATAACCGCATAGTGTAATCTCGATTTTCCTTGCCATTACCAAAATAAATTGTAAAATCTACTTTGTCATATAGCCCGTTACTTGGCAAGTTTTTAGGGTCATTTTTGTACCAAGATTGTATATGTTTAATGAATTGATCAGCGGAATTAAAAACAGAACTATTAAAAACAATTGATTCTATTTTGTATTCGTTTGGTTCATCGACTTGTTCTATTTCTGCTATTTTTTCTTCATAGTATCCGTCAGGAAGTACACTAAAAAACTCGTTGTTAGCCACTTTATAGAGGTCAGCGTAAATATAGGGATCGTATTTTTCGTTCTCGATATTTAGCATTACTTTAATTTCATCAAACATTGCGTCTAAGTCGTTATTACTTACGCTAACAATAGTATCTCCTGTATATCCACCATCAAAAGAATCCGAAACGTAGCTATGATATTTATTAGTAACCAATTTAATTTCTGACATTGTATAAGAAGAACCTATTAAACCTTTGACATCTACAAAAATCTTATCAATAACACCTTTATTAGTTTTTACAGAAAACTTTAACTCTGGGAATGCTTGGGTTAGTTCTTTCTTTAGTTGCTGTGCTTTGGTAGTCATTGTTTTAATCCTTGTGTGTTTTGTTTACTTCTCTATAGTAGATCGTTCTCCCATAAATGTCAATAGATTGGGAGAATCTTTTTTGAACAGATGTACTAATAAAAAACACTTAGCTTAGCTAAGTGTTTTTTATTGCTGACTAAGAGATAAGTGTACTCATGAAGCTTTAGCCTTAATCTTGTCATCAAAAGCATCTATGATGTTTTGCCCTATTTTTGCTTTTTCAATTGCGCTAGACTTATTCCATTCTAAGTAAGAACCTGGAATGTCAATGTTAGCGGCGACCAACTTTTTGACAGCTAACCTAGCCGCTTCTTTTTCGCTTAGTTTGTTATACTTAACTGGGTTTCTAGTTTTAAATCCTACACTAGACATTATTTCTAATCCTGTTGGGATGTGATGAATGCTGTAAGCGTCATTTCCTCCCGCAGAAATTAGATAATCGCCCAAAGCTTCTCCTTTTACTTTTCTAGTTTCACCTTCTCTGTTTAGAATAGATACGGTCTGTTTGGTAAATTTTGTGTTATCGATTACTTCTTGAAACTTATTTACGCATGGCATCTCACCAAAAAGATTTAATTCTAATTGTTTAGTTCTGGGTTCAATTGCTTGAGTTTCGGTTATATTAATTTGAGGCTTAGATTCATTAATTGCTTTTTCTGGTTTCCGATGAAATTCGTCTTTAAATGCTTGTTTCTTCTCGATCCATAGACAGTATTTTTCTGTTAATCCCCTTTTATCCATTTCTTGCTGGTATTGATCAACCCAATAAACTACCTGTAGAAGGAGATGGCGATCTCCCCATTGAATATCTTTTTGTGCCTTAAAGTCTTTTTGCATTGATTGGGCAGCTAAAGAATATTTCCATCCGTCAATAATTTCCTTGTCTGTCAGTTTAGAAGATGGTACTTTGCAGTGTTTTTTAAGGGTAGAAACACTAACAGGGATTTTAATAGTTATATCTTTTACCTTTATTTCTTTTTTGGGCTTTAACTGCTCAATAGCTGATTCTACTTTTAGAATTTCTATAACAATCTTAGCCTTGGCACGATTGCCTTTTGTAATTTTAAGTTGAGATTTCAATCGAGCTAATTTAGTTTGTAAAGTGTTCATTGTTTTAATCCTTGTGTGTTTTGTTTACTTCTCTATAGTAGATCGTTCTCCCAATAAAGTCAAGTGGGTGGGAGAATTATTTCTGAACGTTTGTACTACTTTATTACAATTTCTTGAATTTTTGAGTCGTGACTAAAAACTCAATTTTAGATATTCTATCGTTAATCAGTTTTAACTCATCTTTTATGAATTGCATTGTCTCCCGATCATAGGATTCT